AAGAGTAAGGAATACTACAACACCAATACCATCATTAAATAGTGACTCTCCTGTTAGAAATGTTCTCTTAAGGTTAGACCTTTAAATTTTTTCAAAATTATAATACTTTATAAAATCAACCACGTGACCATCTTGTAGCTTTCGCTCCATACTAGGATTTTTATAATCCCAAGGTCCACCAGTTGGGTGTTGTTTAAAAAATTTATCCCATTCTTCAACTAAACTTTTCATATCATCTTACTACTATCTATTAATTGTGGTTCTTGTTTTTTCTTCACTACTTTTTTTACTACCTTCTTTTCTTTTTTCTTTTTCTTTGCACCAAAGATTCTTTCGTGTCCATCTTTATATGCTTTGTTTACTGGTCTCCAAGCACCATCAAATACTTTTCCTTTAACGCCTACTTTCATTCCCATATTACTTCCAATATGTGTTAAAACTTAATACAGTCCTTTCTTTACTTTTATTAATACTATCTCCTGAACCGTGCATTAAAAAACTCGGCCACATTGCCATCATTCCTTTTGTAGGTGTTATTTGATAAGTTTCTTTTGTAAGAGAAAAAGGGTTTTGGAAAACTAACTTGCTACTATTTTCATCTACTTTTAAAAATATAACACCAGAGCAAATTGAATTAGGATGTCTATGATAGTTTAGTGTACTATCTTCACCTTGTATATTACACCAAGAGTCTTGCATTCTTTGATTGGGTACATAAACTTCGTTCATAATTTTATCTTCTATATCTTTATTATAGTCTAAAATATAAGCGTTGCCTCCCATATTAACATATGTTGTTTTAGCATTGCCTTTAAAGTAATCATACTGCCCTAAATCTTCTTTGTTAATGCTATTAATTAATTTATCTATTTCTGTATCATTTAGAAAATTATATTTCTCATACATATCTATTGTAAAAATAGTTTTCTTTCTCATCATACTTTAAAATCTGAAAACTTATCGTAAGCAGTTTTCTCTTCTGTTGTTTCCTTTTGATTAGAGTCAACTATGTTTTGTGCTGTTTGACCTACATCATACAATCTCATTTTAGCTCTATCAACCCCTATAATAAATGACCTATTAATTCCTGGGTCATTATATCTATTCTTCAATTGTTTAATCTTTAACTGACCTAATGCTTCTAAATCATCATTGGATATTATTGCAAACATAAAGTCTGCTGTTGCTGGCAATCCAAAACTTTCTGCCGTATCTTCTAGTCCTATGTCTGTACTCATAAATCCAGTTCTTGTTGTTTGTGTAGCAGAAAACAAAGGTACATTAAATTCTACTGCAAGTCCTCTTAACTCTTCAGCGATTGCCTTGATATAGAAATAAGAACCTATGTTGCCACCTTTAAATCTACTTGACGCACATATATTTAAATAATCTATGAACACTACATCTGCTTTAAAACTTTTCTTTAACGCAAGTTCATTAAACAATGCTCTAAAGTGTCCACTATGAGCAGCGGCAGTTGGATATTCTTTAATAATTAATTTACCACCAGTCTTCTTTCTTATCTTATCTATCTTATTATCATATAATTCTTTTGGCATTGTATGTAAATCGTCCATAGTTACATCTAATAAGTTTGCGTCAATTCTTTCAGCAATTCTTTCTTCTGCCATTTCTAAAGTGATATACAATACATTTAAACCTTGTGCCAAATAAGCACTTGCACAATGACACATAAACAAAGACTTACCTACACCTGTACCTGCCAATGCAATATTCAAAGTCTTACTTGGAACACCACCCTTGGTTGCTCTATTCATATAATCTAAATCAAATTGATATTTTGTTTCTTTAGTATGATACCATTTAAATCTTCTATCAGCGTCATCTATATAATCGTGACCAATATGTTGGTCAAATGATACTGCTAATGCGTCTGCTAGTATGCCTGGTATCGCTTCTGGTGTTCTCTTACTATCTTTCTTATCTAATATTCTGATACCATCTAGTACAGCATTATGTACTGCTCTATCTTTACAAAACTTTTCAGTTACATCTAACAACCATTTTGGATCAGAATCTAATTTAGTTATAGAATTAATATTATCTTTTAATGTATTAAGTTCATCTTCATTAATATCTTTTCTTTCTCCTAATTCAATTGAAATAGATTCTTTTGTTGGAAGATTATTATACTTCTGAACAAACTTATATATTTCTGCAAATAAAATCTTATCAGTTCTTAATGGAAAATAATCTTCTTTTAAAAAAGGCAATACTTTTCTAGCATAATCTTCTTGAAAGAAAAGATTATTTAATATAGTTGTTTCTAGTCTATCTGAATTATGAAATGACTGCTGTACCATCTTTTAATTGTTGCTCCAATATTTCTATTAATAAATCACCAATGTAATTAAGAAACTCTACGTTCTCATTTAAGTCAAGATTATTTGGATTCTGTTTGATTGTATAATCAAACTTCATTGGTAGTGTACCGTCTTTGTTTTCTTCTTTTGCAAATCCAACTTTGCCATAATGATATACTACACCTGCAAACTTACCTTCGGTAAGTTTAATACAAGAAAAATCATCACCTTCTTTTTGAGCAAAGGTGTATCTTTTACTCTTCTGATCCGTATGTAAATTTTCGTCTTGCGTGTTCATCTATCTTATCTAATACTTCCTTTGTAAAATACTTATCTGGATTATCATTAACTTGTTTACCAAATACTTTAGAACCATCTGGCATTTCATATCTTGTTGATACTTTCTTAAAGATACCTGCCTCTTCTCCTAGTTCTAATAGTCCATAATGCTTATCCAAACCGTGTTTATAAGTTAACTTAACATCCACTTTAGCATTTTCTTTAGTAATTCTTGATTTATATATTTTACAATGAATAATATTTCCAATAACCTCGGTACCCAATTTCTCTTTTCGTTTACCAAGATAGATGATTGTTGAAGCAGCGTATTTCAATCCTGAACCGCCACCCATTTCTTTTTGTGGGAACATTGAACCAATAACATCATACGTGTGATTGGTCATTAACAAAGGAACATTTGCTTGTCCTAGTTTAAGTGTTAAAACTCTAAATGTAGATTTGACAATTTGTGACCTTGTCATATCTCTTGTTTCTTTACCTTCTGCTGTGTCTGTCATTTCTTTTGTAGTAGATAGCATTCCTAAACTATCTAACACAAACATTAAAGGTTGTCTATCTTTTTCTTCTTGTTCTAAATATTTGTCTACTATTTTAATTGCCTGCGCTCTAAATTCTTGTACTGTTGATACTGGTACTACTACAACTCTTTTACTATCAACGCCTCTACTCTCAATCATATCTTTTGATACTGCATTTTCTGATTCAAACAGAACAACGCCTGCGTCTTTGTCTTTATCTAAAAATCGTTTGAGAATACCTAATGCGAAAAATGTTTTACCAGTTGCTGCCTCACCTGCAATTGCTGTAATACGGTTGCCTGGTAACCCACCGTAAATTGAACCTGAAAGAAGAGCATTAAAAGAATAAGAACCTGTATCTATAAATGAAGTTACATCACCTGCTGTGATACCTTCACTTGCTAGACTAGCAAATTCATTTCCTGTTTCTTTAATAATCTCTTTTAGAAAGTCTTTCATATTCTTTATATTCCTCTTCTGAATAATTTAACACATAAAATTTTATATTGTTAATATAACATAATTCCTTGACCGAGTCAAGTTCCTTTGGTAGAAAGTTATGACTAATGTAATCATCTGGTCTTCTATAAATCGTTATTCTCACGATACTTTTTCCATCCTAAAGGTATATACCATAGTATAATAACTATCGGTATGGAAATAACAACCCAAAAATGCTGTGGGTGTTTATAATATACCATCATACCAATAATACTTCCTATATCTATAACGCTATGTATAGAAATCCACCAACCATAGGTTAGTTTCTCTATAATTTTCTTTCGTAAATTTCTTAAATAGGAACAGTAATGCCTTGACATAGCAAAACCATCATTGATGATGAATATAACCAAACATAAATAAAAGTAATCCATATTATTATTTATATAAACGCCTCTAACGTCCCTACTCTTGCGTGTTTAAATAAGTCTATCTTCTCTCCAAAACACCAAATATTCTCAATATAAGTCATTGCCATAAAGACATTCAACTCTTCTTTTGTTTTAAACTTTTTAGTACCTTGTGGTCTTTGCATAATCCTCATACCAATTTGACCTAAAAACTTATCTTTAAATCTATCAACTAGTTCATCACTTGACCTATATCTAGTACCCTTAATCTTTGGATCCATAATATTAACAAACATAAATTTTGATTTACTCATTGTCTTTTCTGCAACTGGAAGATAAAAACTATCTCTCCATTTATCATACTCATTAAACTTATGCCAAGATTGTAGTTCTTCTTTCTCACCGCCTTTATTATATTGTTCAGTACTAAAATAAGGTGGACTTGTAAACGCACAATCTATATCTGGTAGTTCGTTATAAGGTAAATCTTCTGCACCACAATTCCATATCTTAACAGTTTTATTTTTAAAGAATTTACTATACTCTTCTATTTGTTTTTGATAATTCTTATACGTATTTGGATTAGGGTCGCAACCATAATAATGTGTTGCCTTACTAGCAAAGAAACCAGCTAGTCTATCTCCCCAACCACAACTCGTATCTAATACTGTTTCTGCATTGGTCATATCGTATATTGTTTTTGCAACAACTGGTTTAAATTGTGTTGCAACATATGTACCTAATCTTATTGCTTCTCTATAACTACCTGGTGATAAATCTTTGGTACTATTCACACCTCTCCATAATGCACCTAAACATTTCCATATATCTTTTGCATTACCATTTTTAAAAACTTCAATTGGTGCTCTAAAACTATAACTTGAACAATTTAATCTTAACTCTTGATGAAAATAATTACTACACTTATTATATATTGATGGAGCGTCAATTAGTCCTAGACCATATTTTGAATAAGGATACTTATAGTCATCATACTTTT